GCAAAATCCGGTGATCGAATATCCGCGATCCTGTATCGCCTTCTTTATTTTCATTCCTTGCTCTTTTGTTATTCTCATTGTTATCTGTCTCCCCGTTGTTTTATCTCGTTTTTGCTGTTTGACTCAACAATGCTGCGACTGCGTTTTGCCTCGCAATTTTCGCAAACGTAATAATTGCCGAGATCAGCCACCTGCTTCCAGGTATATAGCCTGCCACACTTACCGCAGCGAGCCACGCTATGCGCTTTGATTTTTTCATATGCCGTGCCTAAGTTTTTTAGCGATCTGCGCAAGGCAATTTCAGTCTCTGCGCTTTTCAAACTCGCTCTTATCTTGCGCTTCTCCATTAGCTTTGCTCGGCGGGCAAAATAACCCGCCAGAGCAATTGCAATAATGGTTATGCATATCATTATGATCATTTTGAATCTCCTTCTATACTTGTTTTGTTTTTATCCAGCCACGCTTCTACATCGTCCAATGCGCTATGGCGTGTCGCTCCTTGGATTTTCGGCAACCACTCTTCCAATTCTTCTCCGGTAGCAAGTTTCGTCATTCTTTCAATTAGCTCGACTTGCCGCTCTTTTATTGTTGGTTTTGCGTTCGCACCGCGCAATATCGCGGCGAGATGGTTATGGTATTCATATAGATCATGGAAGTTCGTGCATTCGGCAATCATGCTACACCCTAAATGTTTTTGGATGCTCGAATGCCTGCGAACCTCATTATCAAAGCCGTCAATTTTGTTATCCACAAGTTTTTGCATGACGCCTTGTGTCGCCGCCATAAGTTCGGCAAACTCATCATTTGTTCGATTCGGCTGATCTGTTGTTTCTGCGTCCGGCCGATCTGTTGTTTCTGCTTCGCTTTCGATTATCTTATATTCTGTTGCTATCGTTTTTTCTGTGTGCCGATCAATGTCTTGAGCCTCTTCTGATGAGAGCATCCCGAAAACAATGTCAGGGAACAAATCGTTTACCGCATAGCTAATCGCTCGTGCCTTCAGCATGCGTTGCGGATACATGCGCCAATTATCTTTTTTGGGAAACAATCCGGCTCGCTTAGCGTCTTCGATGGTGAATGTGCTAATAATTGATTCTTCTGTGCCGTTTTCATTTCGGCGCTTCATTTTTACGATACATCTTTCTGTGTTGGCATCAATCTCGCATCCGGCATATTCGGGATGTCGCTTTGCCAGCGCCAATTTTAGATCTGCCTTCATTGTTGGCATGCCATTAACGTTGTAGATATTCATCAACGCAGTAGCGGCGTTTAGTCCAAGAAACTCGCCTACCAAAACCACAAACAGCACATCGGCGGGATTGCGGTGAGCATGGAGCCGGCTCTGCGCCAGCTCCTTCGAAATCGATTGTAATGCTACAAGATCGTTCATCATCATCTCCTAAAATGGCATGGCATCATTTGATTCGGATGCCGTGCCGGATAGCGATGCAGAATATGTTTCGCCTACATTTACGCGACCATTGTCATCACTTATTACATTTATTTTTACCGTTTTTCCAATCAACATATCCGGCTCAAAGTTCGCGCGCTGGCTTTCCGTGAGACCGGCTGATTGCGCCAACCGGAACAGTTTGAAGTACACTGCTTCCACATAGCTGCATGTGATTGCTTGATTTTGTTCTGTTTCAAATCGTACGAATACGCACTCTTTCCCGGTACGCGTGTAATCGTTTTTCGCTTCTGTGATGGTTACCACATACATCCCAGGCTGGTCGATGTACGTTGATCGATACCTGTTGAGATTCATTTTAATTCTCCTTTTTATTTAGTTAATATTTGTTTTACCATTTGAACCATGTCTAACGGCGCAGAAAGCGCCTCTTTTACACGATCTACCATCTTATCATATTCCTCGGCTCTTGCGGCGCATTCCGGGCATAGATCGTCTTCATCGAGTTTTTCTGCCTCTTTCTCACAATCATCGCAGAAATACGCCTCATATATTTCATCAGATCCGCACACCGGACAGACATCTATGTATTCGTCTTTCTCCCAGTTTTCCGAGCCATTGCCGATGCGTCCAGCACGATACAACACTGTATCCGGATCGTAAAACTGTGATTCGCAGTCACTGCATTTCCATGTTGTCATTTTTCCTCCTGAGCTTGCGGCTCTATTTCGGGAAGCCCATAAACATCAACAACATGGCTTTGGTTTGCCAATGCAATCACCCTCTCGTCATTACGCAACTCATCCCATTCAGGACAGTCCTGCACATCCTTGCGACAAAGGTGATATAGCAACTGAGAAACTAATCGCTTATCAGCTTTAATGCCTATGGTTTTGCAACTTAGTTCGTAACCAGCAAAGTCAAGGTTAGCCTCTCGTAGGTCAGCACATTGTAGGTTAGCCCCTCGTAGGTCAGTCCATCGCAGGTCAGCCCCTCGTAGGTCAGCATCTCGCAGGTCAGCCCCTCGTAGGTCAGCACATTGTAGGTTAGCATCTTGCAGGTCAGCATCTTGCAGGTCAGCATATCGTAGGTCAGTCCATCGCAGGTCAGCCCCTCGTAGGTCAGCATATCGTAGGTCAGTCCATAGCAGGTCAGCCCCTCGTAGGTCAGCATCTCGCAAGACTATGCCTGTGCCGTTCTTTCTGCACTCGCAAATTATTGCAACGATTGAATCTCTTGTGTGTTTCATTGTTGTTCTCCTTTCCGGCATATTCCAGCCGGTATTTTTTTTATGCTGCCATCCTGGCAGCGATACACGAAGGCCAGGCGACTAATGCCGCCCAGCCGGGTAAACAATAATCCTATCAGTTTCATCTTTCCCGCCCAATGCGGAAAGAATTGTCCCGCCCATTGCATCCGATGTCGTGGAAAGTAAAGTACTTGTTTGTCTTGCTCATATGATCAAGACCGCCAAAGAATATTGGGATGTTTGAGTTCTTCAAGCAGTAATCGTCGTCAAACAAAGTCTCCCAAGAAAAATCTTTCTTGAGTTCGGCGAAAAGTTTGTCGTCATAAATAGTCTTCATTGTATCTCCTTTTTAGCTTGCCATTATTTTTGCTGTATGCGTTCCCGTATATCCCCCCTGGGACATACACATAGTGGCTTTTAGTTGAATATTTCATTTGATCTCTCCTATTGGATTGGCGTCCTTTTCATAATTCTTTTTCTATTTCTGGCCAGAGCCTTACAGCCCAATCTTTGCCGCCGTCTTCCAGCGTGTGGAGGACTGTCACGGTATCGCCATCGTAGCGGAACAGCCTGTAATTCTTTCTTGGGTGTTTCCGGCTACCGTCTATGTTACAATCCAAATACAATCCGGGCTTCCGAATTCCCATCAGGTGGGCATCTACGAAGTTACCCAGGATAGAATATCCGTTGTTTTTGGATTTGTCCAGACCACTCACGGTCTTGCACCATCCGCCGTTATAGCGGTCGGCCTCGAAAAAATCATGGAACCGGATCGGCTCCGGGCGTTTCACTGTGCGGCTTGCGAGTTCCGCTTTTGCCGCGGCGATCAGCTCTGTGAGTTGTGTGTCTGTCATGGCTTTCATTTGGTCTTTCATGGTATCTCCTTTTTTAGCTTGCCATTATTTTTCCCTTTCGGGGTGGCTCACTCTATATGTGTACAAGATAATCAATGCCGGTATTTTGTCAAGAAGTTTTTTCACTTTTTTGTCTTTTTTTTTAGCTCAATGCCGTAAGTTGTTATGTTGTCAAGACTTACGGCATAAAACTTTTTTTGTTAACTCTATTTATTCCAGTTTTTTCGTTTCAACTTTCGCATGGGTTGTCTCCTTCGATTATCGCCACCCAATACAAATGATGATGTTAAGCCAGGAATATTTCTCTTGACGTGATGCCAGTATGTTGACACATTGTCCACAAACTGGAGGTAAAATGACAGATCAAAGGAGTGATAAATGACTAAATACAATTGGACTTCATTCCCACCGCAAAATGGACATGGTTTTAGGTCACTCATCTTTGCCTCCAAGGTATTCTCGCCAGCAGGCGACACAATCATCGCTATCATTGCATGGCTGACCATAATTATTGCGACTCGGAACCGAAGGACACGCATGATAGGATAACCGCTCTAACGCTGCGCTGTTAAGTTTCTCCAACTTGGCATTCTCCGCTTCAAGGCTTTCAATGTATCTTGCACAAACTTCCTCCTGTATGAGTGGCATCCTTATTATTTCGTAATCATCTTCGTCGCCACCATACTGTTTAACTCTCTCAGATAAGGCTTTATCTGCCAATTCTTCGCTTTCGTAAACACCATGTATAAAATGATATGTAGTCCATTGGTATTCTATCTCTTTTGTTAATATCCATACGTATTTCATTCTTCCTCCTGCGCTTTTAGCCAGCCAATCTCAGGCTCTTCCCACACCACTTCTGCTTTTTCCCCGCTATGTAATCTCCAAATCTTGCCATCAAATGACGGAACAAGACCACGATACCAGAGATTAACTGCTGATTGGAAGGGATATTGACTGTGCTCGTGGTTTTTGTATTCCCATTTACCAATGCTTGGGAACAGGCTGCCAATGTACGCCCAAACGCTGCTCTGAACGCTGTTCCGAACGCTGTTCCAAACGCTGTTCCAAACGCTGTACCCAACGCTGTTCCGAACGCTGTTCCAAACGCTGCTCCCAACGCTGCTCCGAACGCTGTCCCAAACGCTTTCCCAAACGCTTTCCCAAACGCTGCTCCGAACGCTGTTCCGAACGCTGTTCCAAACGCTTTCCCAAACGCTGCTCCCAACGCTGTCCCACTGTTTTAGTAGCTTAATGTCTTTATCGGTAACGGCAGTCTTTGGCAGCAGCAAGGGATTAACTGGATACAGAGCTTCGGACAGTTTGTAGCCAAGTTCAGGCTCAATTTCCTTGCACAGTTTTTTTATCTCTTCATCAGACAAAGGATTATCAAGTTTCATATACTCATACCGTTGTTTTGCTGCCGTGAATATCCTACTGCTACCTTTTATCTCTGCGGGCAATACTTTCGTGCCCCGCAAAGGCCTATGATAATGTATGAGTTCGCTCACGGGAATCACGTAGAAACCTGGAGCACACTCATTATCGCTGGTATCGAAGTTTTCGCAATGCTGCCAAACACCGATTTCGTATGGCTCCCCACCTTGAATTGGTGGGCATAAATTTTCGTCTAACACTTTTACGTATTTCATTCTTCCTCCTGCGCTTCCAGCAAGCCTTCCACAAGCTCACGAGTTTCTGTGTCGAGCATCTCACCATAAAGAATGGCATGCATTACACCTGGACACCTTTCTGTTTTCTTACCAATAAACCAAAATATACCATCTTCCACATAAGATAAGTCTTTCACTGTCCCACTCATACAGCCAATATTGACGATAATCTCGGAAGGAGAGAGTTTGCGGGTAATGTTGTTGTGTGGTAATGACCATCTATGCCCCGTTTTACACTCCACAATAACATTATGCTCGAGGATTTCTAAAACCTTGCACTGTGTGGGGACTCCAACAGGGTCTTTGCAATCCACCCAATCGCCAACTTTGAAAGTGGGCTTTGGCTGCTTGAATAACATCCCATCGTGTTCTTTGAAATTAGTCATTGTGTTCTCCTTTATTTTGTTATTGTGTTTATCATTTCTTCTGCCAGGTGCTTGCGATCTCGCATTGCGAAACCGTAGCGCAAAACGGCAATCAACACATCCATCTCGCCGGGAATTCCGCGAGCCTTGACAGCATCAATGTGGTCAAGCAGATTCGGATAGCGAATTTCGCCCTTGCGCACCGGTGGCTCAGGATAGCACTCGTGGCAATAGCACATACGCACTGCATGCTGCGGCACATCTCCCGCCATTATGCGATAATAATATCCACATTCGCCTATTATACTATAATCCGGAACATGTGTGAACCCGCTACCGTTACACCACACACATGAAGGATTGTGCACTACATTGCCCTGCGGATCTCGTTGTTTCTTCATGTCACCTCCTAAAACCGCACTTGCTTCAGATTCTTCATGCGCCATGAATCGTTCGTCAACGTTATGACATGGTAAAACTCGGCAATGCGATCCATTACACGCGATCCATACACGCTGGCGATACCTTCGATGTTCAGGTTGGTAGTGATAATGACGCGATTTCGCTTGCCGTCCTTCCACGCTTCGTATTGCATCGAAAACACCCGCGCAAAATAGGACGCGCTGGCGTCTGACGATATCTCGCAACCGAGTTCATCAAGCAAAACGAGATCATACATTAAATAGCGTTCCGCTTTTTCTATCGCTGCGGTTCGCTCTGATCCGGATTGATTCATTGCCGCCATGTAATTGCTATACATTTTGTCTGCGCTGATCGCAACATACGAAAATCGCGAATCGTTTTTATACATCGCATAAATGTGATCAAATACAATCTCGGCTATCGCGGTTTTTCCGCATCCTGGTTTGCCGGTAAGCAGGATAGCGAAGCTGTCCTTCGCAGCAAGCTCTTCTATATATGCGCAGAGCTTTGCGTTTTTCTGGTACCAATCTGGATATTTCATTTGTAGGCCTCCAATAATTCTTTGCGACTTTTTGGCTGTTCTGGATTGGCATTCTTGCCCACTGATTTG